CGAATAATAACACGTTGCTCGGTTGTTACGGATGCAAATAGAACAGCTATTATTAGAGTTGCAAAAGGTACAAATCCTGATCCTTTAAGTAATACTGAATTGCAAGCTTTCACATCTTACGTTAATGTGATTGGTAACGCTGGTATTAAATATCAAATACTATCATCAAATGCCGATCAAATAGAAATACAAGGTAGTATATATTACAATGCTCAATATTCAGCAGTTATTCAAACAAACGTAACAAATGCAATAAATAGTTATTTGTCGAATTTAGATTTTAGCGGTCAAATATTATTTACTAAAATTGAAGATGCTATACAATCGGTTGCTGGTGTAAATGATGTAAAATTAACCGCTATATTAGTACGAAAAGATAGCGATCTTATAACACAACAAACAAAAATTTATTCATTGACTGACGGAATAAACACAAGGGTTTATACTCCATACGCTGGTTATATTAAACCTGAGACCACAACAGGACATACATTGACTGACACATTAACATTTGTAGTACAATGAATAAGTATGCTTATAATTTCATCAACTTTTGGTTGAATCTATTACCACCTAATAAAAGACTATCATCATTTATAGGGCTTGGTAAACCATTTATGACACCTTTAACATGGTTACATAATAATATTTTTACTCGTTTTTATGAGGGTGATTCATCCGCTAATTATGACAATTCAGCGACTTACACATTTGGAAACCAAATACGATATATTGATAAATGCATTTACTTATGTATTAAAGATTGTACAGGAATAACTCCAGTAAATACATCGTATTGGTTAAAAACAAACAGCAATTTTATAGGAATAAAGGATCAATTAATGTTTACGTCACAAATAGCATTAATGGAATACTTTTTGAATACATGGTTTGCACGAACTTATAACACTACACCAAGCCAACCACCTTTAACATCTACTTATACAAACGATATTTACATTGAAACTAATGATATTGATTCATTGATATTTTTGGTAGCGACAACTGATATTTTGTCAGGTAATGTAAGTTTACATGATTATACATCTGATTATTTTGTAGGAACTAATCCATCAGACTACAATCAATATTCATATACAATCAAATGGTTATCAACAATACCAACCGATTTAGGCATAAGTAATATTGAATTTGAGAAACAATTAACAGTACAAGCAAATAAATTGAATTTAGCAGGTTTAAAATTTAACACACAATCATACTAACATGAAAAAAATATTTACAGGTAATATTAGCGATACAGCTAAACAGCCAATCACAAGAGCAAGTTTAGATTTGCTTAATGATAACACGACAGACTTTCAAAAAGTTATTGGTAGAATGAGTGAGGGATTATCAAGTTCTTTGGATTCAACAAATGGAGTTGTATTACATGGACTTATTAACACAGGTACTTTAATTGCTCCTAATATTTCGGCTGGTGCAATATTTTACAATAATTCAATTTATTTAGTTGATTCGTTTTCAAGTGCATCAATAACGAACAGTATAGGTTTAAATATTGTTACAACTTACGATTCGAATGATCCTATTTTATTTAGTGATAATACTTCACATAATGTTCATCAAATAGTAAAAGGAGTAATTGTTGATTCAGCAACTTATGACCTATTGTATACAAACTTAGTTTTTTTGAATCAAATAAATGAATTGACATTGACAAATTCAATGTTGAAAGCTTCTACAGGAACAGTTACTTGTGCATCTTCTACAACAAAAGTGATTCGATACATAATTGATTGGGCAAAGAAACAATTAACTATGAACTTTGAGATAAATGTCTTGAGTTTTGGTGATGATAACGTTGCAGGACTTTATATGATGTTGCCAGCATCTTTGAAATGTACTAAAAATTTCTTTGGAACAGGATGGTTTTATAATTCGTTTAATACAACATCTGAAACATCAGGACAAACAAAGCAAACGTTATGTCGTATAAGTGCTAATAATACCATTACAACAACAGGAGATGCAATTTATATTCGACCAGAAAGAAGTTCGTTTGTAAATTTTCAAACAAATTCAGTAAATCTTCAATTTTACGGAACAATTGTTTTAACTTTCGATTAATTACCCGTATTTCTTGGATGTTTACGTATTTTTTGCGGAAGTGCTTCGTACATATCGAGGCACTTTTTTTGTTCTTCTAAATCCAAAGAGTTAACATAAATATTAACAGCTTCTTCGATTATCTTTGCTTTGGGTTCTCCACGTCTATACGCTAAAGCAATTAAAATTTTATAGATTCTCGGACGTGGATAAAAAGCCATTAAAAAGTCCCTACAATTGTTGTATTTTTCTTTCATACGAATATTTATTATAGTAAACAAATATACAACAAATTATTTAATTATAATATTGTAGCATGTTATTAAAATACACAATTGATGCAAGTGTTGACGAGCCTATAATGTTGCTTGATAAACACATTGGCTTTGATTCAGAAGATGGTCAAGGAATAAACGGTGCAGACTTTGCTCGTGAATTGTTGTATTTAGATTCTTTAGGTAAAAAAGTTATCAAAATTCAAATCAATTCAGTTGGTGGTAGTGTAATGGATGGAATGAGTATCTATAACGCTATTTTAACGACAAACGCAAAGGTAGATACTTATAATGTTGGTATTTGTGCAAGTATTGCAGGTGTGATATTCCAAGCTGGTAGAAATCGTTATATGTACGATTATTCATTATTTATGATGCATAATCCACATGGAGGAAATGATAAAAACGTTTTGAAATTAATGAAAGATTCATTGATTAAAATGTTAACAAGAAAGACTACAATTTCAGAAGAAAAACTATCAAAATTAATGAATCAAACAACATGGTTAAGTGCTATTGATTGCTTAACAATGGGATTGACTGATTATATTGAAGAAAGTTCTAACTATAATAAGCCTCGCATAAGTTCAACAAACATCAAGGATGCTTACAAAGAGGCTTATCACATTGTAAATAAGTTAAACCAAAATAAAACAAGTATGATTAATGTAATTAACAAACTTGGATTAAACGAAGACTCAACGGAAGAGCAAGTGTTAGCAAGAATCGAAGAAATCGAAAACAAAGCAAAAAACGATTTAGAAGATGCTAAGAAACAAGTTTCTGAAATGGAGGATAAATTATCCGAGATGAAAAAGAAAGTAGCAGAATTAGAAGATTCTAAAAATGCTATGGAAGAAGAAGCGAAATTGAAAGCGGAAGAAGATTGCAAAAACAAAGCTACTGAGTTAGTTGAAAATGCTATCAAATCTGGTAAAATCGTTGACACCGAAGAAGTAAAAAATTCTTGGGTAAAATTAGCAATTGAAAACTATGACAATACTTCAACAATGATTGAGGGATTGACTATTTCAAAAGTAGGAAATAAAATTGATGTTGCGACTGAGGGGAAACCTTATTCGGTGGTTGCTTCAACAATGATTGATTTACAAAACAAATTTAACAACTAAATAAAATGGCTGAAGCTTTAAACATTCAAGATACGTCATGGAGTGGTAACGCTGCATCGTATATGATTACTCGTGCTGTTGTAGGTGCGGACACAATCGAAAAAGGTGCTATCTATGTAGAAGATGGTATCAAAAAGAAAAAAACAATTCCACGCGTTGAGGTATCGAATTTCTTCCAAAAGAGAAACGCAACTCCTACATCAGTTGGAACAGTTGCTGTTGATGGTGCGGTTATCGAACCTCAAGATTTAATGTTGTATTACGAAATCAATCCACGTGATTTTGAAACACATTTCTATGCTGAACAATTACAACCTAAATTGTTAGGTCGTGAGTTGCCTGTTACAGCAGAAAATTTCATCATGATGCAAACTTTAAAAAGAGCGAATGAATTTTTTGAAAATGCAATATGGAGATCACGTACTGATTATGATTTGGCAGGTTCAGCTGTTGATCCAACAACTAAAGGAGATACTGCAGATGCTTCAAATTATTTGTACTTTAATGGTTTGATTAAAAAAGCATTGGATAACTCAAATACTGTACAAGTAGCTTCTCCAGTAGCTTTGACAACATCAAACATTCGTGACAAATTTACAGCAGCAATCAATTTAGTGCCAAAAGCATTATTGTTTAGATACGGTAAAGGTGGTTTGAAATTCTTAATTTCTTACGCTGATAAATTGAAGTATGAAGAAGCATTAAGAACTGATACTTACAAAAACATCGATTCGACTGAAACAGCTATTGAAAAATATAGAGGTTATGATTTGGTTGCTTGTGCTGGGCTTCCTGAGAATACATTCTTTTTATGTATCGCTAAACCTGACATCGATTCTAACTTATGGTTAGGAATCAACTCTACTGAAGATAACCAATTACAATTGATGAGATTGCAAAACAACTCAGAATTGTTCTTTGTTAAAGGATTATTCAAAATGGATACTCAAATCGGTTTTGCGGATCAATTAGTTTGTTACACAACGTTAACTGCGTAATTAATAACTTAGGGAGTTGAAATACACTCCCTTTTTAAAATTTATAAAGAAATGGCAAGATTTGGCATAGCAAAAAATGAGGACAACACAGGACGTGTATTAACTCATGATTACAAAAAACCAGCGTATGCATCAACTTTAAGTGTTGCATTGAACGCTTCAAAAACATTCGTTGAACCAGCACAATTAACAGGAGCAGTTACAATCAATGCTGTTGTTACTTCATGTCAAGAGTATGACGAAGCACAATTCATTTTCTCTGCTGACGGGACAAATAGAGTTGTAACATTTGGAACGAATTTCAAAACTTCTGGAACTGTAACCGTAACAGCTTCAAAATACGCAACTGTTAAGTTTGTATTTGATGGTACTTATTGGTTAGAAGTTTCAAGAACTATTACAGCGTAATGGAAGATTTGAAACGTGCCTTAACTGAAGAATTGATTCATGTTACGGAAGTTTTCTTTGACGAAGAAGGAAACTGGTTCATACATAAAACTAAAGAATGTGTTGAATCGAAGCTAAGACAAGAAATCTTAAAGGAAAAAAGAACAGTAAAACACACGACTAAAGAGCCTATTTAACGTAGGCTTTTTTTAAATACAAAGATACTATGAGTTTACCAAATATTTTATTTGTTTACGGACAAGGAGGATTAGGTAGAGCATTACCTGGACAAGATCACGTTTCGGGCATTATGTTCACTAATTCAAGCCTACCAAGTGGTTTTTCTTCATCGAATCGAATTAATAAAATTTTTTCGGTACAGGATGCTGTTGCATTAGGTATTGATAATTTATATTCAGACGAAACGAAAAGTACAGCTACGGTTACCGTAACGAACAAAGGTGTGGCAGGGGATGTTGTTACACTTAAATACACTGACTATGCAGGTGTTGTGGTTACATTATGTAGTTATACTTTAGTAACTGCGGATATTACATCAACAACAACTTCTGCAACTGCGATTAAAAACGCAATCAATTTAAACACTAACGTTCACGGATTTACAGCGAACTCATCAAGTGCAGTTGTTACAATCACTTGTAAAGTTGGTGAGGGTATTTATCCAAACAGTGGAACGCCTTACGCGTTGACATTATCAAGTGGAGCCACTTTCGCAGCTACTTTAGTACAAAACGTTGTTGCAGGTGTAGCATCAAAAAGAGCAGTTGAATCTTACCATGTTAGCGAATTTTTTAGAATCCAACCTAAAGGTGTTTTATATGTAGCGTATTACGATACTTATTCAGCTTCAAATTTAGAGTTGATTCGTGACTATGCGGATGGTAAAATTGGTCAAATGGGCGTAATGAATGATTTAAGTACATCGTTTGCAACAAGTCAAGTAACAGCATTGCAAACAGTGGCTACTTCATCACAAGCATTATACAAACCATTTTCGATACTTTACGCACCTGAGATAAGTGGAACATCTACTTTGACATCGTTAAGCGATTTGACTGGTTTAGCTTCAAAAAATGTATCGGTTGTTATTTCACAAGATGGAAACGCAAAAGGATACAAATTGTACAAAACAGTAGGTAAATCAATTTCGGATTTAGGTGCTAAATTAGGGGCTGTCGCTTACTCAAAAGTAAATGAATCAATTGCATGGGTTGGTAATTTGAATATGTCAGATACTACTGAATTGGATGTTGTTGCATTTTCAAACGGTGTGATTTACAATTCAACAACTCAAAGCACGTTGGATGTTATTTCGGGGTATGGTTATGTATTTTTACGCAAATTGGTAGGTATCGCAGGAAGCTATAACACACCAGCTTACACTTGTACGTTACCATCTTCTGACTATCACTTTGTACAAAATAACCGTACAATTGACAAAGCCACAAGAGTTGTTAGAACATCATTATTACCAGAACTTTCATCGCCAATTGCTTTGAACTCTGACGGTACAATGAAAGATACAACAGTTGCTTTTTTAGAAAGTCAAGCAGGATTAAACCTTGCTCAAATGGTAAGAGATGGCGAACTTTCAGCATACGAAGTAACTATCAATCCATCACAAAATGTATTGACTTCAAATACATTGGTTGTAGCGATACAATTGCTTCCAATTGGTGTAGCTGATTTTATCACTGTAAATATAGGTTTCACAACATCATTATAATAAATTATGGCAGTACCTTTAATTAATGGAGTGGCTTATGGATGGGGTAACGTACAAGTTATCCTATTCGGAGTGCCTTTGACATCTATCACAAAGATAGAGTACTCCTCAAAACAAAATAAAGAAAATATTTACGGAGCAGGATATGAACCTGTTGCTCGTGGATATGGTAAGGTTGAATATTCGGGATCAATCGAATTGAAAACTGACGAATGGAAACGTATCATTGCTTCTTCTCCTGGTAGAAATCCGTTAGATATCGCTCCATTTGATGTACAGGTTGTATTTGGTGGTACAAGAGTTGCACCAAGTAAAGATGTATTGAAAATGGTTGAATTTATGGAAAATCCATTATCTGCAAACGAGGGAGATACTTCATTGACTGTAACTATTCCAATAATTATCGGATCAATCGAACGATAATAATAAAAAAATTCGTAAATTGCACTTGTTTTTAAAACTTTAATTATGAGTGCAATCTATGAAGATGTAAAAAAAGAAGCTGAAGAAAAAGCTGTAAAATTAAGTGAGCAATTAGGTTCAAAAGTAACCGCTCATATAATTACAACTGAAAAAGGCGAACATATTGTTGGTTTCTTTAAAGAGCCTAATCGTATGACTAAAATGTATGCTTTGGACATGGCTTCTCAATCGTTATCACAAGCCAACGATATGTTATTAAATGCTTGTTTGATAAAAGAAGAAAGCGATCATCGTATATTGGAAGATAAGCCAGAGAATGACGCGATTTACCTATCTTTTAATATGTATGCTTCAACATTAGTACAATTGTACAATTTGAATCTTGAAAAAAAAAGTTAAAGTATAAGGTAACTGATGAGAGTAGCGAAGAAAGACAGGTTAGTGCTTTACTTCGCTATTTTTTTAAAATAGAAACTGATAATTTGTCAGATGATAAATTTTGGGAATTGTGGGGCGAATTAGAATGGTGTTTAAAAAAATTCGGTAAATTAGAGCAATGACAAACGATGTTCAATACGTATTAAGGCTAAAGGATTTATTTAGTGATGGAATACAAAAAGCCAAAAAGGAAACTGATGATTTAAATGATTCGTTTAATAAAGCATCCAGTGGACTAAAAACTTTTGCAAAAGCATCAGCGGTTGCTTTTGCAATAGAAAAAGTTATCGGCTTTGGTAAGGAATTACTAAACACTAAAATGCAACTTGAGGGGATTCAGAATCAAATGTCGTTTGCTTCGGGTAGTGCAAAGCAAGGTGGTGCTGATTTTGATTATGTTCGTCAACAATCTAAAAAAATGGGACTTGATTTAATATCAAGTGCCGAAGCTTTTGCGAAATTAGAGGGAGCAACAAGAGGAACTGCAATCGCAGGACAAAAAACAAGAGATATTTTTGAGGGTGTAGGTATGGCTTCAACCGTAATGCATCTTTCATCGGAACAATCAAATGGAGCATTTTTAGCCTTATCTCAAATGATGAGTAAAGGAAAAATCAGTGCAGAGGAGTTAAATGGGCAATTAGGGGAAAGAATACCGGGTGCTTTAGGTATTGCATCCCGATCAATGGGAATGACTACTAAAGACTTAATGAAAATGATGCAAAACGGAGAGTTAATGTCCGAAGTGTTTTTACCACGTTTTGCGAATCAATTAAAGACTGAATTTGCAGGAGGTATGGCAGTAGCTTCTAAATCCGCAACCGCAGATTTTAATAGGATGAATAATTCTATTTTAGAAACGAAATTAACTTTAGCAGAACTTTCAAGCAATGTATTAACTGGTGTTGTTAGTGGTATTCAAACGCTAATGAATCATGTGCAAGACTTTGCCAAAAATAATCGAGATATGTTTACAAACCTTATGCAGTTTTTTAGTAACGTATGGGATGGGATAAAACCTATTGCTTATGTTATTGGTGGACTTGTAAGAGTTGTTATGGAGGGAGTTCATGCTATATTATGGGGATTTAATCAATTAGGAGGTGTAGGTAAAGTAATAATAGGATTAACAGGTGCTGTTTGGTTACTTAACGTGGCTATGACTGCCAATCCCGTTGGTGCTATTGTTGTTGGATTTGTGAGTTTGATTGGGGCGGTTTCATTAGCTTGGAAAAAATTTGATGGATTCAGAGCCACAATGATGGGTGTTTGGGAAGTTGTTAAAGGACTTGCTAAAAGTTTAATTGATTTGGTTATTGGATTCCATTCAATGGATTTTTCACGTATGAAACGTGGTTTTAATTCATTGTTTGATGTTAAAAAGAATTTCAATGCTGGGTACAATAATGAAATGATTGCTACAAGAAAGGCAAAGGAAAAAGAAAAAAAACAAGACCTTTCAACTCAAAAATTAAAATCAACAAACTTTGGAGGTGGAGGAGTATTACCGCCAGCACCAGCATCAACGGAAACACCAACATCTTCAAAAGTTTCAAGTCAAAAACCTACCAATATTTATATTAATATCGGTAAATTGATTGAAACGCAAAATATAAAGGTTGAAAATGCAACAAAAGATTTTACTGAAAAATTACATACAGCAGTTGCAGAAGTGTTATTAAATGTAGTTAATGATTCAAATAGAATCGCAACACAATAATTATGAGTCAAAGATTTGTTATTCCTACAAATGCTGAACAATTAAACAATGAAGCAAAACTTATTGTTAGAACAGCAGGAACTTTCGGTGTAAGGCAAACGTTGTTTAATACAATGTTGCCTGACAATGCAAAAAACTATGATGTTGATAAAAAGTTTTCAAAATTACCAGCAACACCAACTTTTGATACACCTAAAATAGATACTAAGTCATATTTAGGGACCCCTGTCTTTTCTAATTTCAGTGCTGTTTGTAATGGTGTAACGGTAAACATTGACACTGCATTGTTTGTCGTTTCAATGACAAAAAATATTATTACAACTCCAATACAAGGTAGAAATGGAACTGTAAAGGAATATATTTCTGACGGTGATTTCCAAGTAACAATCAAAGGTGTGTTAAGTGGCGAAAAAGGACAATTCCCACAATATACATCGATGACCAAAACAAGTTTACAAGATTTGAAAATGTTTTGTGAGGCTTCAAAAGTAGCACAGGTAAATTCATGGTATTTGAATAATTTAGGAATAAATTACCTTGTTGTACAATCGTATAAGTTTGAACAAAACGAGGGAGAATACGGACTTGTGCCATTTGAAATAAGTTGTTTATCTGAACAAAAATACGATGTAATTATAAGCAAGTAATGTTAAAGCTAATATCACATATTACAATTACACAACGACCTATAAGCACTTTTAAGGATCGTAAATTAGTTTTTTCGTTTGATTTTTTAAATGATTTGGAATGTTCGTCAACGTGGCAAAATTTGAGCGACACAGGATCACTTAGAATCCCAAAGAATTTGAATTTTAAAACATCCGATGGTAAATCAGTATTTTTCGATAGTAAATATATCGGTTCAAGTGACGGAGTTAATCCACCATTGATTTTGAGAGGAGATAAAATTAAGGTTGAATTAGGTTACATTTATGACTTAATAGATACCGAAAAAACTGAAATGAACACTATCTTTGATGGTTATATCACATCGGTTAATCCTAAAATGCCTATCGAAATAACATTCGAAGATAATATGTGGTTATTGAAACAAATTCAAGCACCAAATAAAACTTTTAAAACATCACAATATACTTTAGAAACAATGTTGCAGGAGTTGTTAAAAGATACCCCATACACTGTTAAAACACAATTAAACGGGTTGCCATTGGTCACCAAGTTTGGGGATTTTACAACACAAAATGAAACAATTGCAATGGTTTTAGAACGTTTGCAGAAAGATTTTCGTTTTGAAAGTTTTTTTGTTGGTACTGAATTGAGATGCGGTTACATTGTTTACTATCCTGATACACGCAAAAATCACGTATTCAAATTTCAACATAATATCATATCGGATGATCTTATTTACAAACGAAAAGACGATGTAAAAATAGGAGTTGAAATACATACACATCAACAAGTAAAAGGTGCTTCAAGAAACAAAGATGGTACATTTAAAACTAAAAAACAAAAGGTTGATTTGTTTGGATATTACGACAATAACGAACTTAAAATTATACCTGTAAATGAAAAACCGACTGCATTTGATGGCGAGATTCGCACAATCAATATGATGCAAATGCCATACGCTCAAATAAAAGACTACATTGCAAAACAATTAAATAGATTGTCATACGAGGGATGGAGAGGTACATTTACAACATTTGGACTCCCAAGAGTTAATCATGGCGATATTGTTCAGTTGATTGATGATGTTATACCTGAGCGAAATGGTCGGTACATGGTAAAAGGAGTTAATACATCGTTTGGAATGAATGGATTTAGACAGGACGTTTCATTGGATATAAAAGTAGATGATTTTACACCAGCTGAATTATTGAAAGGATTATGATTGAGAATAGAAATATAAAAGAGGGAATACAACGATTAGCAGGTACTTTCGGTCGAGACTATGTACGTACGATAGATTGCGTTGTTACTGCTGTGGATGAAACAAATAGAACGTGTTCAGTTGAACCTGTTACAGGAACTTCAATAACTTCATTAGATGAGGTTAAATTATCAGCAGAACCAAACGATGGGCTTATACTTATCCCTGAGATAGATTCGATTGTACGTGTTGCGTATACTGAAAAATCCGAGCGTTATGTAATTCAGTTTTCAGACCTACAAAAAGCACGTGTTACAATAGGCAATTACGAAATAAGCATAGATTCAAATGGAATAGAATTAAACGGAAGTGAATTTGGAGGACTTGTTAAAGCTTCAAGCGTTGTATCAAAGCTAAATAAAATGGAAAATTTATTAAATTTGATGTTAGTTTGGTCAGCAACGGTAACTCCACCTTTTACTTCTGAACTATTAGTACCAACAATATTGAGTGACTTAACAAATAATAATGTGAAACATGGCTAAATCATTTGACTTACTACAAAATGAATCAGGCGATATGTTGATTCAAAACGGAGATTTTGTTATTGGAGAAAGCGATCAACAACATTGCAATGATTTGATTTATTCAAATATTGGATGGTGGAAAGAATATCCAGCAATAGGGGTAAATATCATGAGTTTTTTAAGTGGTAGCGATGTTAACCAAAACTTAAATCAAAAAATTAGGCAACAACTTACAGCTGATGGATACACTGTCAATGCTTTGAACGTATCGGTTACAAATGAAGAATTAACACTTGATTTAGATGCTACGAGAAATTAAGGTGCAAGACGGACAAAATATTGAGGATATTTGTGTGTTAACATACGGAAGCACAGAGTATTTGACTGAGTTGTTATCAATGAATGGTTTAACATTCGATAGTGATGTAACAGGGCTTACGCTGGTATGGGATGACAGCCTTAGTTATAATGTGCCGAGTTCGATAGATTCGGGTAAAATTAACACAACTTCAAGTATATTGTCGTGGGTTGGATTTGATGGACAAACAATGTACGATGTTGCATTACAAACACAAACAACATTAGAATCTATTGTTAAATTGTCTTTGGATAATAATATTTCATTGAACTCAATTAATGATGTAAAAGGACGTATAATTAATTATAGTAAGCTGAACATAAAAGACTACGCATTGTATAATTTTATTGCAAATATCAAAACAGGTATAAGTTCTTCGATTACCATTGTAAGTGGTAAAGCGTTCAACAAATCGTTTAATATGTCATTTCATTAATTATGAGTAAACTTTCTGATAGTCTTTTACAAACAAATATAACATCGAATGTTTACGAAAATGTAAATGAAGAAATTACAGGTCAACATTTACAAGATGTATTAACAAATATAAACGACTCAAAACTTTCAAGAACTAACGATTTAACACAAGATGTTGATGCAAACAAAACGTCAATAACCAAAGTTCCAAGTGTTAAGGCTTTCTACGATTGGATTTATGGGTTGTTAAATGGTACTCAAAATTATTTAGTAAAATACAACGGATCTGGTGCTGTTACAAATAGTCAGATTCAAGATAACAGCGTAAATATTGGAGTTAACACATCTCCATCAAGTGGTTCAAAACTAAAAATTGTATCAAGTGAGGGTGCTGGTTTAGTTGTAGAAGAATCGAAAACAGGAAATGCGAATACTTTTGGAATTACTTCGACTGCGAATGGATCAACAACAAACGCAGGAGGTAATAAAGGGGTTCAAGGAAATGCGAGCGGTAATAGTTATTTAAATATAGGTGTTTCAGCGGGAGCTACAGGAACAAGTGCTAAAAATATTGGATTACAAGGACTGGCAAGTGGTGGCACAGCTAACTACGGAGCAAGGTTACAGGATGGCACTCAAGGAAGTGGTAAATTTTTGAAAGACGTTACCGGTAGTGGGGAGTCAAATTGGTCAACAATAGGTATATCAGATATTACTTCTTTGCAAACAAGTTTAGATGCAAAGCTAAACAAAGCAGGGGATACGATGACAGGAGCATTAACTGTCGGGTCTTCATTTATATTGACAGGAACGATTAATAGTTCGTTAAGTGGTTCAAATTCACGAATCCCATCGCATACACAATGTAATGTAACATTTACAAACTCAGGGCTAACATCAATCGGTAGTGCTAATAACGGAGGAGTTGTTGATGGTCATACGTTATTCCTTACAAATGCAACAGGAAATTCGATTACCATTATAAACAATTATGGTAGTGCTGCGACAGGAGAGGCTATTTACACAGGAACAAATACAAATGTAACCGTGCCTGATAAAGGTTCGTTTTGGTTGAGATGGAATACAACTGCGAATGCTTGGCTATGTAGTTCAACAGGAACATTTAATATTCAAGATTCACAAATTGCAAGTGCTACAACATGGAATGGAAAAGTAACAGGTAATTCAGCAATTACAGGTGCAACAAAAACTAAAATAACATACGACTCAAAAGGATTAGTTACAACAGGAGCAGATGCAACAACTGCTGATATTGCAGATTCAACAAATAAACGGTATGTTACGGATGCACAGCTTACTGTTATAGGTAATACTTCGGGAACAAATAGTGGAAATGAAACAACCTCAACAATAGGTACTTTAATAAATGGTTCGACTTCCGCTACACCGAACGATACTGATTTAGTGGCTACAGCAGAAAGTAGCGTATTGAAAAAAATCACATGGACAAATGTAAAAGCATTTCTAAAGACTTATTTTGACACAACGTATGCACCAATTAACTTAACTTTAAATCGTCAAACAGCTTCATATACATTAGTTGTTGGAGATGTAAATAAATTAGTTGAGATGAATGTTGCGTCAGCTAACAACGTGACAATAAATAATTCAATTTTTAGTGCGGGGAATCAGATATTAGTTTCTCAATACGGAGCAGGACAAGTTACATTTGTTGCGGGAAGTGGTGTTACATTACGAAGTGCAAGTGGTAAACTTAAATTGACAGGACAATATTCAATGGCTACAATTGTAGCAATTTCTGCATCGGAGTTTTACATAGCAGGAGATTTAACAGCATAATATGATAACATCTATCAATGGAATATTAGCAAGTAGTGGAGCAAAGTCAACTCTGCTAAACAACTTATTCGCTGTATACAAAGCGGAATCAAACGCAAATGATTCTTTAGGTGTATATAATGGAACGGCAAATGGAGGGGTGACTTATAGTGCGGGTAAAAGTGGTAATGCTTTTACTTTTAATGGAACAACTGCTTATGTTAGTTTACCTACTATCAATTTAAGTTTACCACTGATTTTTCTATTAATGTATGGTCAAACTTTTCTGGAAACACAATAGATATTCAAACAATATTTGCAAACCTTACCTATGACGGGACTTACGGATATGGTTATTTTTTATACTATTACAACAATACATTAACTTTTCAGATTTCAAATAATAGTGGAAGTGTGCTATTAAATTACACTACTGCAAGTTTGTTTAATAGTTGGAATAATATAGTAATAATTAGAAAATTATCAACAGGAACTAAAATGTATATTAATGGCACTTTGGTAGCTTCTAATTCAAATGTTCAAAATCCAAATTATCACGCAACAATGACGCCGTCAATTGGAGCTACTAATTACGGTCCAACATTTGCTAATTTAGTTCAATATTACGCCAGTAATGGTTCAAAGATTGACGAGTTAAACGTGTGGAACAAAGAATTAACAGAAACAGAAGTAACAAATTTATATAATAGTGGAACTGGGAAGTTCTACCCAACATTTTAAGATATGATAAAAGTTAGAAAATTAACAACCGAACAAAAAGATATTTTAGTAGGTAAAGTATGGGGGTTTAATGGTCAATTGTTCAATCCTCAAATTGACGCAAACGGATTTTGGTTTATATCGAATGAAGAAGTAAACGGATGTACTTTGGTTCAAGCTGAATCTATTCCATGCGATGCATGGCTTCTTACATTACCTGAGATTGAC